CATGTGTTCTTGACAGATCGGGATCAATGCAATCAATTATTAAGGATGCTGTTGGTGGCTTCAATGCATTTCTTAAGGCACAGAAGGAAGATGCTAATGGTGAATGTCGAATGACAGTCGCTATGTTCAACGATGATTATGAGATTCTTCATAATAATGTCGATGTTAATGTGGTAGAGGAGTTCACAGAGACTTCTTATTGTCCTTCTGGTTGTACAGCTTTGCTCGATGCTGTTGGTCGAACCATCAATGAAGTCGGTAAGACTCTTGATGAAATGAAAGAAGAAGAAAAACCTTCGAAGGTTATTTTTCTTATTCTGACAGATGGTCTTGAGAACCGAAGTCGAGAATTTAAGTTGTCTGATATTCAAGATAAGATTAAAGAACAGCGAGAAACTTGGAATTGGGAGTTTGTTTATCTTGCTGCCGATGATCAAGGCTTTGCTGCAGGACAGACTATGGGTGTTGTTCATTCATCGAAGTTCGATGTAAACAATACTCGTGGAGCATACTTGTGTGCAGCTAAGTGTGTTAGCGACTACAGAGCTACAGGAAAAACAAATATTGACAAAGATATCTCTTGACAAGTAGAGAGGTATATGGTATAATACTTTTATTGTGATAGTTTTCGTTTCTAAGGAAGGAGTTTTATTATGACAGCACAGAGTTATCCGCAAGGGCAGACCACAGAGAAAAAGAACATCTGGTACAAGCCTGTTGCGCAGTCGGACTACCCTGCAATCGGTCAGATCGGTGTTGTGACCATTCAGGTTCGTATCCTCCCAGGATTTTCTCAAGGTGGGATGTACGAAGCAGTATTTGAAAAGGATACTTCGACTTCAAAGTATCCCAACACAAAGAAGTGGCTCATGCCTGTTCTCGTGTTGAGCGATCCTCTTCACCCTGAGAAGAATGGATTCGTTGGAGTGATGGACGTTTCAAAGACTCTCCATCGTCAAATTTGTGGCAAGACCACTCCTCCAAATTACTTTGACTTGCAGCAAGGTTTCAATTTCAACATCGTTGTTGAACTGCAGCAGAGTAAGGACAAGCAGCAGTGGTTCCCGAACTACGGTAAGTCGTATTATGATAATACACCTACCGCTGTGAATACTGACTTCGTAATGCAGCAAATGAACGAAGTTCAGATCACAGACTTTGCTGAGTTTGTTCGCAAGTTGAATGAATACTTTGCAAAGAAGGATCAGCCTCAAGGTAATTATGGTACACCGCAGCAAAATGTTGCACCACAGGCAATGACACCTCCTACTGCTTATGGTGCTGGACCCGTTCCTACTCAGCCTGTTCCGCAAGCTGCTCCTGCACCGCAAGGAACTCCTGCTCCTGTTGCTCCCGTAGCACCCGCTCCAACGCAACCTGTAGCATCGACTCCTCCTTCCGACCCCAACGGAGTGCCTTGGCAAGCTGCACCAGCAGTTCCTGCACCAGCACAGGCTCAGACAACCGCTCCTGCACCAACTGGAGATCAGGACTTCGAAAACATCTTCGGTTCACCAGAAGCGTAGTAGGAATTAGTACGAACCCTCTCAGAGTGCAATGGCGAGACTCTGAGGGGGTGTTCTTTTTAGAGAAAGGAGAATCGTTTGGGTATTCTCTCAAAGATGGCAAAAGAAAAAGAATTCAAAGACTCCATTCAATGTATAAAAAACATTAAATCTCCTGGGTATATTTCCACAGGATCTTTTGCATTGAACGGAATCCTCTCTGGTGACGTTTATAAAGGTGTTCCTGATAACACAATCGTTGCCCTTGTAGGTCAATCTAACTCAGGTAAGTCATTTCTTATGGCTCATATGGTTAGAGAAGCAATTCGGAATGGATTTGAAGTCCTTCTATTTGATAGTGAAAGAGCAGTCCGTCCAGAGTTCTATGAATCTCTTGGTTGCGATACAAGCAAGATCTTCAGAATCCCTGTAGGAACCGTCTCTAAGCTCAAGGTAGAGGCATATAAAAATATTAAAGCATTCTATGATCGTGCAGGACCAAAGGATAAACTCTATGTTGGAGTTGATTCTATGGGCAACCTCGCATCAATAAAAGAAATGGCAGACGTTGAGAAGGGTAAGACTGTTGCAGATCAAGGTACAAGCGCAAAGGATCAAAACTCTGCGTTCCGTATCATCGCATCTCTAGCAACAGACTATGATTTCCCTCTTGTCTTCACCAATCATACATACGCTCCTATCGGAGATCTCTTTGCATCAAGAGATAAAATCGCTGGTGGTAGCAAAGCAATTTATAACAGCCATATCATCATCTACGTTGATCGTCTTGTTAATAAAGAAGAGGTAGAAGATGCTTTGGGTAAGAAAAAGAAAACTCATGTGGGTATTCGTATTAAGGCTACAACTATTAAGAACCGTGAATATCCCGAAGAAAATACTGTGTATCTCGATTTGAGATACGATACTGGATTAAATCCTTTCTCTGGACTATTGCAATTTGCAATCAGAGCAGGGGTTATTCAAAACAAGCCGAGAGGCTATTTGGTCACAGCAACGGGAAAGACTGTTTTTGAGAAAGATATAAACAAGCCTGAAATATACGATGAGGAAGCACTTAAAAAGATAAATGAATGGTTAGGTCAAAATGGCTATTCTTCTCTTTCTGATATTTTCTCCGATGATGTTGCTAAAGCACTAGGAGAAGGAAATGGCGAAGAGGAAAGTCTGCAATAACAAGTCGAAGCATTATATCGACAAAGAAGAACTTAGATCAGAGATGGCAGCATGTAAGAAGACTGGAATAGTATCAGACCGTCTAGCTGACATGTTCATATTAGTCACTAAGGGTGTAGCTCTTAGATTTAATAATCTTGACTGGTATGGTATTATGGAAGATGTGCAGCAGGATTGTCTCCTGCTTCTAATTCAGAAGTTTACGAACTATGATCCAGAACGTAGGAACAAGAACGGACAGAAAACGTCTCCTTTTGCATATCTTACAACCTGTGTATACAACCATATGAGATATAAAGTATCTAAAGAAAAGACACGTAAAGAGAAAACAGATAAAATGGCTAAGAAAGCTAAAGAGTATATTGATAAACTAGAGAGAGGATACTAATGATTTTTGTCTTGGGTGATCTGCACTTCGGTATTAGAAGAAACAATCGTGTATTCCATGATATTCTTCTAAAAGAACTTAATACTGTCCTTAATAAGGTGACTAAGAGAGATTCAGTGGTCATTCTTGGTGACATATTTGACAGTAGATCATCTGTAGACTTCAATGTACTCAATGCAGCGTGGGATTTCTTCATCAAACTATCCCGTTCATGTAAGGAAGTATTTATTATTGCGGGAAATCACGACCTTTACTATCGGGAGAACCGAGAAGAGTTCGTAAATTGCAGATTCCTTCGCTTCGAACCTAGCTCTGATAGTAAAATCGCCCCCGTTCACGTCCTAAGTGACATCACAGAAGCTAAAATTGCAGGGAAGAAGTGCCTATTCATCCCTTGGATTGACTGTGAGGACATGAAGAATCAAGCTGTGGACGCTATGCTTGGTGATTACGATATTGTCTTTGGTCACTTTGAGGTTATCGGCTTGTATGGAACTCACGCAATCGATGAACGGACCATGTTTGAAGATGAAGACTTCCCAGAAGATACAACTATTCTATCTGGACACTATCATAATAGATCCCAGAAGGGGAAAGTCCAGTACGTTGGTTCTCTTATTAACTCCACATTCAATGATGTTGGTGATACTAAGGGATATCACACAATTGGTAAGGATGGAATCGTACAATTCAACGAGGGTTCAAGTCCGATCTTTGAATATATCACCATCGACAACCCCTCTAACTTCCTTAAGGCTATCGATGGAGCTGATCCAAAGAACCTTGAGAAGCTTCAGAACAGAGTCAATGGAAATATTATCAAACTCATCATGAATGAGTATGGTAAGGATAACGAAAAGGTCTTTAAACTTATTAAGGGAATGACCCCGCTGGAACTAACAGTTAGCTACAATCGTGTTAGTTTCGACAACGGGGATGAGGGGGAGGAGTTTGAAGGTTTTGACGCAAAGACCGATATACATATGATCATCTCAAAGTATATCGATAAGGTACAAGATAAACTTCCCGATGATATCAATCCAGATGACATCAAGAAGCTTGTAGCAAGAAAACACCAAGAGTTTAAGATCGATCAACAAGCAAGTTAAATGTGACCACACTTTTCTACTGAGAAGTTTTATTAGATATGTCTACCTGACTTATATTTGAATACAGTTATATTCAGTTCATTACCATTACTTAATCGTATAGATTTCTGTAAAGTATCATTCAAACACTCTTTATCCATTGGGTATTTTCTACAAATAGATGGACGTTTATCTTCTCCATCTTCTCCGTCTTCTCCTGGATGTATAGAACAGGTATTATCTATAAGAAACGGACATACCTGAAGTCTTTCTTTAGTTTCTGGATCAAACCAAACCTCATTATCTACTACATATTTCATCATATCTGTATTCTGCCATCTTGATATATCTTCTTTAGTTATTGATAGATTACTCCATACTCTACAACATTTACCACACTTAATACAATTAGACGTGATCACCAGATCTCCAACTAAGAAAATTAATATCAAATACTATACCATAAACTTCACCATCCAGATCTTCAGCTTCAAGGTTTATCCATAATATTTCTGGAAAACTACCAGAAGACTGAATACCTTTATCTGAAATGTCCAAATTAAATGGAAATGTTATTTGTTGTCCACTTACCACAGTCTTGGTTACTGTGTCTGATACCTCCCCAACGGTAGACCCTGGGCTTGATGTTGAAATGGTGTCTCCATCTTCACTACTATTCAACCAAGCTTTCATAGTTAGATCGCCACTATAATCCGTAACGAGAATTACACTAAGGTTTAATGGTGCAGATGTATCCACCCAAGGTGGTATAGTTATAACCGTACCAATAGATTCACCATCAGCACCAAACTCGTTATTTGCCAATCCCGCAAAACAATTATTAGACTTATATAAATCTTGATTGCCTATCTTACTTGCAGCATCTTGAAACGCCGACCATGGGACAGAGATACCTATATACGATCTTGATTTACCCATATGTTCTACATAACCGTCTGAATTAATTTCGGTACGATTGGAGTGTATTTTCCATTGCTCAAAAATCGGAGCAGTTGTTAGTGTAGATGTAATTCTAAATCTTACCCAGTATCGATTACCACCCGCATAAGAAGGAACATTATTTTTAGTCCAATCTGTTTCGATGTTGGGGTTAAATCTAACTTGATAGCTACCCGTAGAAACTTTGAATAATTGATTAGATTTTCTATAATAGCTTCCCCCAGACTCAGCAGTCATTGTATTAAATTCTGTCCAAGACGCTCCATCCCAATACTCCGCTACAATTTCTCCACCGACTTGCGCAGTAGTTAAATTCATCTTTATTCCATAAAATCTATGATAATCGCTTTCTGAGGAAACTGTTAGATTAGATGAAATATAAATTGCTGAATTGACATTTAAATCTGGAAATGTGAAGCTCGATCCAGTATAACTTTTAACCTCATCAGATATATCTGTATATATAGAACCATTATACGAATAAGCAATAAGACCTCTTGTATAAGAGTCACCCTCACCTAGAACTGTTTCTGATCCCTGCTCTGGAGAACCTACATGTAGTTCACCCTTTACACCAAGACCTTCATCACCCGTATTAGTTGACATGTGAGCCATATATACTGATGCAGCATCAAGATAAAGTTTATCCTCATCAACCTTCATACCAGAACCAACAAGCGTTGCGGTTGACTCTGTTAAATATATATCCCATGTAATAGAATTTTCAACACAACCCCCGTGAATATGAATAGTTTCGTTACCAGTAGTATGAGTGTATATACCATAATCACAATTTTCTATCTGTACAGCCGACAAGTCTACATCACAGTCACCATCAGCATAAACTCCATAATCAGCGTGTTGAATATATGTCGATAAAACATCAAGTTCAGAACCAGTACCTTCACACCTAAGAGCAGTACCCATTCGATCACCTAAGTCACCAGTGATACGACCATTGAATAAAGTAACATCTGCATCACTATCAGAATGAACTGCCGTGCCTATATTATTACTATTAGTGTATAGACCATCCACGGAGCAAAGAGAATTTGCACCAGTTGCATGAATAATAGTAGTAATTGTAGATGATCCACGTATCTTTAGATTAGTAGCAGATACAAATCCAGAAGTAATGTAGACACCCTTAACCATTGTTACACCATCTGCTCTAAACTGAATAAGGTCAAGATCAACAATTGCACTTGCATTAGCTACTAAGATAGCATTCTGAGATTCTTGGAATGTGCAATCACGTATAACCATAGATGTTGCGGTGGAGACATCCAAAAGATAACCAGTAGTGACTCCACCAAGAGCAATATTACTCAATCCGCATACTGGAGTTGCTGGTGCAGTGAAGAGATTAGATGAAGCATTTGCTGCATTGATTGCTGTTGTTGGCGCACTGTAACCCTCAATAGTTACCCAAGCTTTTAATTGTAGAGGATTATCCTCAGAGTAAACTCCTGGAGCAACCTTAATTACATATCGTTTAATGGCACTATTGTCTGAGATTGAAGCTAATGCATCTTTAACAGTAGTAAAATCTGCATTTGCACTTGCAACGGTTACTACTGTTTCTAATGATGCCAAAGCACCTACCTGTGTAGCAGTAACCGAATGTGGATTTGAGGTATCACCAGTATGACTTGTTAGATCCCCTGCCGATACCGCTCCAGTCTGCGCAGCAGTAACCTCATGAGGATTAGTCTTATCGCTAGTATGACTTGACTGAGCAACATTTTCTACATTACTAAGACCAACTTGTGATTTGGATACAGCATGTGGGTTTGATGTGTTTCCAGTGTGATCATTAAGATCAGCATCCATAGCAACGTCTGGATGGTAATTTTCACCTTCTACGGTATTTAATTCTTTTGACATCGACTTCCCCTAAACAAATAATCTAACCCCATTGAGTGTAACGTATACTCCATTTACCGTAATATGTTCCTGAGTAGTTGGAACCGTTGGTACAACTGGAGTCTGTACAACCTGTGGGTTCTGAGATGTAGGAACAACAGTATTACCAAGTGCATCAGTAATCTGTTTCTGCCCAGGCTCACACTTTTGAATAATACTATACTTCCATACACATGGCTCTTGTTCACAAGGTTCATACTGAGCAATAATAGGTGTATCAAAAGTAGCACAATCAGGTGAGCAACCATAGAGCATAACATTAAGAAGCTTACCATTATACTTTGTATGTGGATTCTTCAGATACGCTGCTATATTTATACTATCACCGAACTTAATTGGGAATCCTTCTTCATCATTAAATACAGCCATATCATAATATCTATGAGTTGTATTCTCATCGATCTGTAAAGGTCTTGGAAAGTCTGTATATGGAAGAATACTTCTACCATTTACAAGAATATCGAGGTAGATACATACGATTCTATTTGCAATCTTATCTACAACTCTCCAATGATCTTCAAAGAGAGATAGTCTGATACCTTGGAAGATAAAATTGGCGGGACTCTTAACCATATCTAAGAATACACCATTCTGAATAGTATCATTTCCGCTTCTATTCTGAAGATGAATCTGAGTCTTATACCAATTGTCTCCAGTTTCCCACTCAATCAATGGATAACCCATAACGAGATTTCCAGAACCATCATCAACTGGAGTATAGTTTGTTGTATCATCAGATAACATCTCGTCACCCGATGAAACATAAACTATAACATTTTGAAGATCTTCCATAGAAGAATATTTATATCTACTCCAAGATCCAGAACTAACTGCATAGAGTCCATTATCCTCTAAAGTAGATTGATTCTTAGCTAGAACAATATCACCGACTTCAAGAGCTACTCCATCAATAGTTTGTGTACCACTTAAGGTAGTCTCTTCTGTAGTCGCTGCTAGTGCTATCTCATCAGCCCAGAGTTCTTTATAATTAACATAGGATATACATCCCCCAATACCAACTACAACATTATTAGCATTGAATGATAGAAGATCCTCACCATCCATTTTAATTGTTATCTCTACATAGTCATCCTCGTAGATAAGAAAATCACATTCAAGCTCATAACGCTTTGCATTGTGGTCTGTAAACTCAGGTATTGGGAATTTATCAATCAATCCCTCATTAACCTTCAACTGAATTTCATATGATGCATTCTCAGGAAGAGCTACAGGCATTCTGATTGTAAGACCCTTCAATCTAAAGTCGCAAGGCGCATAGAAGCTATCATATATCTCATTATAATTAGTCGTAGCAACAACCTCTGCAACCTCAGTATCAAACCCACTAGTCTGTACTAGAGAAGCAGACTCGTAATCAGAAGCTAAGACTGGTTCCGTCTCAGAAACTGGAATTCTCTGCCAATGACCACGCAGAGTCAACATAAATTGGTTGCCAACTCTCCAAGGTTGAATAGTATTAATAGTTTCGAACTGAGCCATGTATAAATTCCTATAAGCT